GCAAAGAAGTAGAAAAAACAGTCAAAGCATTTAACGATGCATCTGGTGCCGGAGCATTGTTTGCCGGTGGTATGGATGACTTGCGGGCCTATTCAGGTCAAGCAGGGTTGACTGTAGAGCAATACAGTAATGTACTAAAAAATAACGCAGGTATACTGGCTGATTCTGGATATACTGTCAGTGGTGCTGCAAAAATTGTTGCCGGAGTTACTAGTAATCTAGCAACACAGACTAATAAAAACGGACGTACCCTGCAAAACGAATTACTAAACTTGGGTTATGGTTTTGAAGAACAGGCTGGACTAGTAGCTCAAATAACTTCTGATCTTAAGAAAAGTGGTGGTACTGCAAGTAATGCTCAAGTGGCACAGGCCACTGCGGAGATTGGCAGAAATATGCGAATCGTCGCAGATATATTAGGCGAAGATGCAAAACAAAAAATGGCCCAGGCAAAGAAAGAAGCTGAACAATATGCATTCAATGCCAAGGTGCGAGAAATTGCAAGAAAAACTAATGATCCCGGATTACTAAAACGTGTAGAAGCAAGTCTTTCTTTAATGGATGAAACGCAAAGACGTGCGGCTATACAAGCAACTGTTCTAGGCGGTGCAGTCACTGATGTCTCGGCAAATGTACTAGGACAAGCAGATGCTGGAAGAGAATTTGCCTCCAATTTGGAAAAAGGTAATGCAAGTCTTACAGGACTGACTGGTGGCTTTGCTAGAGCCAGTGAAAACTTTGATAAGACCTATGGTGATACTGCACGAGCAATATCAACTGGTGCCATAGCTGGTGCAAATGGTCTCAGTGATTTAGCTAAGAGCGCAGATTCTTTAGGGCAACAACAATTTAAACTCACAGAAGAAAATTTAAAGTCAGCAGTTGCAGCCGCAGATGCACAGGCAAATGCCTCGGGTAAATTACAAAATGCAGTTATTGGTGCAGAAACTGCTGCCCAGAATTTAAAATTATCTTTGCAAAATGAACTAACACCGGCTATTGCAGATTTTGCTAATGTATCAAAAGCCATGCTGGGTGAAGTTAAAAAGATGTTGGCTGACGTTGGAGTTGGGGTAAAGGATTCAGCTGACAGTGGTTTATGGGGCGATGTAAAAGGGGCGCTAAAATCGATTGGCCGCGCTGGTCTTGAAATTGGAGGTGGGGCGATTGGTGGAGTTATTGGTGCTGGCGTGGCCGCTACAGAAACTGTGGCCACTGGTGGTTTAGGCGTGATAGCAGCTCCGGCATTGACATATGGTGGTGAAGCTGCAGGTGCTTACGCAGGAAAACAACTAGCTGATGTATTGGGATTTGCCAAAGGCGGTATTAGCTCTACATCCAATCCACAGGGTGTATTGGCAATGGTAAGTGAGGGTGGTATAAACGAAGCACATGTACCGCTACCAGATGGTAAATCAATTCCAGTAGACATGGGTAACTTCACAGATAATTTAGCCAAACAAATTTCAACAGCTATTGTTGCTGGCTTGTCCTCTCAGAAATCAAGTAAAGATGACGCAACAAACAATTCAATTGCTAATGAAATATCAAATCAACGAGCATTAGTAAACGAATCATTAGAACAATCACTAAATCAAATGGTATCATTAATGAGAAAACAGGTAGATTCGGGAGATGAAATGATTAACCATTTACGGGATCATACTGATATATCCAAGAAACTTCTTAACGCATCATTGTAATCTTATAAATATAAGATACCTAGGAATTAATAATGGCCGGATGGAAAAAATATTTTAAGACAGGGAATATACAGGGCGCAATAAGCCCAATTGGTAGCCCTGGCAACTCACAGGCAAATCCAGCATATCGAGCTATGGCAAGCAACTTGCCTGAGGTTTATATCGGACACCCTAATCGTATTGAACGATATAATCAGTACGAACAAATGGATATGGACAGCGAAGTCAATGCTGCCTTGGACATTTTGGCAGAATTTTGTTCGCAGAAAAATGAAGAAAATTTAAGTGCATTTGATCTACACTTTCATGAAAAGCCCACAGACAACGAAGTTAAGATCATTAAAGAACAACTTCAACAGTGGATTAATCTAAATGAATTTAACAAACGTATATTTAAAATTGTCCGTAATACTATCAAATATGGCGATCAAGTTTTTATCCGTGATCCAGAAACATTTAAGTTATTCTGGACAGAAATGTTCAAAGTCACTAAGGTTATCGTTAACGAAGCTGAAGGTAAGAAACCAGAACAGTATGTTATCAAAGATCTAAATATTAACTTTATGAACCTAACAGCCACAGCATTAAGTTCAAGTGATACATTTATCAATCACCCACAAGTCGGTGGTCCTAGTGGATCATATGTACAACCACAAACACCTTACAGTGGCGGATCACGCTTTAGCCATGCTAAAAATGAAGCTGTTATTGATGCAGAACACGTAGTACACTTATCACTAACAGAAGGCCTAGACCTAAATTGGCCGTTTGGTAACTCAGTATTAGAAAGTATTTTCAAGATATTCAAACAAAAAGAATTGCTTGAAGATGCTATCATCATCTATCGTATACAACGTGCTCCAGAACGCAGAATCTTTAAAATTGACGTAGGTAACATGCCAACACACATGGCCATGGCTTATGTTGATCGTATCAAAAATGAAATCCACCAACGACGTATTCCTACACAAACAGAAGGTGGAAACAACATGATGGATGCTACATATAATCCATTATCAACTAACGAAGATTACTTTTTCCCTGTAACAGCAGACGGTCGTGGTTCGGATGTTACGGTATTCCCCGGTGGTCAAAATCTTGGTGAAATCACTGACTTGCGTTATTTTACCAACAAAATGTTCCGTGGCTTACGCATACCAAGTTCATACTTACCTACAGGCACAGATGAAAGTGAACGTACCTACACTGATGGTAAAACTACCACAGCATTAATCCAAGAATGGCGCTTTAATCAATATTGTATGCGTCTACAACGCTTGATTGTTGAAAAATTAGATCAAGAGTTTAAGATGTTTATGCGCTGGAGAGGTGTTAACATTGACAACAGTTTATTTGAGCTACGCTTTAATGAGCCACAAAACTTCGCAAAATATCGCCAAGCAGAAATCGATCAAACACGTATCCAAACCTTTACACAGTTAGAGCCAATTCCTTACCTAAGCAAACGTTTCTTATTAGAACGCTATTTAGATCTAAGCGAAGAAGAAATGACACGCAATGACGAGCTTTGGGCACAAGAAAACGGCACTGTTGAGGATACCCAAGTACCTGAAGCAGGATTACGTGCTGTAGGGGTTACTAATGCAGGTATCCAACAGGATACAGAAAACCTTACACCTCAAGTGCCTAACCCAGATGCAGACACATTGGCTGCAACACCACAAGGCACTCCGGACACAGTTGGCACTAATCAAAACCCAGGTGGCCTAGGTTTATAGTATTTTTGGTAAATAATCGTATGAACATCCTTGAAATATTTGAACCAATAGCCCCTGGCTATTCTACAGAAAAAGACGACAATACTGCCATTAAGCTCAGTGATCTACGCAAGACTAAACTGACGCTAAAACAGATCAACCGCCTAAGAATCATGAATGATGTTCGCAAATTAGAGCATGAAAAGAAACTAGAAGGTGTACGTAAACAGTATCAAGCACCTCCAGCAGAAACACCCGCCATGTAGTTATCTGTCAAAACGATTCAAAAACAACGCATTTAACCCCAAAATATTACAATTATGTTAAATATATAAACATAATATACCGTAATGTACGTATCAACCGAATTTTAATAATTTTTTAAGGAGTTCATAATGAGCAACAAGTACGAACAATTAGTTGAATTCATCATTAATGATGAAACAGACAAAGCTCGTGAATTATTCCATCAAATCGTTGTGGAAAAATCACGTGACATCTATGAAAGTCTAGTAGAAGAAGAAGATCTAGATGAAGTAATGGGTGGCAACGAAGTAGAAGAAATGGTTAAAGACGTTCAAATGGACGAAGAAGGCATTTCAGAAGAAGAAGAATACGGTGAAGAAGGCGAGGAAGCTGGTGAAGAATCAGAAGACGGCGCTTTTGATCACGATGAAGGTCATGAAGAACATGGTGAAGAAGAAGTTGAAGCCAGAGTAGACGACCTAGAAGCTGCACTTGACGAACTTAAAGCTGAATTTGATGCTTTAATGGCAGGTGAAGAACACGAAGAAGAAAAATTCCCAGGCATCCATGATGGCGAAGAAGATTCTGAACAAGACGAAATGGAAGGCATGTACGAAGCTAAAGAAGAAGACGACGAAGAAGATTCAGAAGAATTAGACGAGTCTAAAGAAGAAGACGACGAAGAAGACGACGAAGAAGATTTAGAAGAGTCTAAAACTGTTGTTAAAGAATATGTCGACCAAGTTGGCAAACCATACTCAGGTGAATTAGATGGTAAAGAAGGTAAAACAGTTGGTACAGGTAACAGCTTTAAAGCGCCTATCCAAACTAAAGACCCTGTAGCATCTAAGAACGACATGGGTGGTTCAGCTAAGAACATCGCAACTGGTAAAGCTAATGCTAACCCAGATGGCACGAGCCCAGCTAAAGAAGGTGCTCCAAATCAATACAAGAAAGGTGAAGGCAATTTACCACACGCAGGCCAATTTAAAAACGTACCAGGCAAGAAAAAAGTTTGGGACGGTGGCGGAGATGGCGGTCACGGTGCTGAAAAAGTAGGTGAAAAAGACGGTAAATTAGCAGGTAACGATGGTCGTATTGCTCAAGGCAAGACTCCAGTTATCAAAACAACACCAAGATAATTAGGAAACTATAATGGCTTTATATCTTAAAGAGAACTTAACATTTGACGCAGCTCGTATGGAAGTTATTAACGAAAGTACTGCTGACGGCAAAGGTAAGAATCTTTACATGAAAGGTATATTCATCCAAGGTGGCGTTAAAAACCACAATGAACGTGTATATCCAGTAAATGAGATTGAAAAAGCTGTTAGCACACTAAATGAACAGATCAAGGGTGGTTACAGCGTCTTAGGCGAAGTTGATCACCCTGATGATTTGAAAATCAATTTAGATCGCGTTTCACATATGATCACTGATATGTGGATGGATGGTCCTAATGGTTTTGGTAAATTAAAGATTCTTCCTACTCCGATGGGTCAGTTAGTTCAGACCATGTTGGAATCAGGAGTAAAATTAGGAGTCAGTTCTCGTGGTAGCGGTAACGTGAGCGAGGGTGACGGCCGAGTTAGTGACTTTGAAATAGTCACAGTCGATGTAGTAGCGCAACCAAGTGCGCCAAATGCGTATCCAACAGCCATCTACGAGGGGCTGATGAATATGCGTGGTGGTCATAAGGTATTCGAAATGGCACGTGAAGCCAGCGCAGATCAAAAAGTACAGAAATATTTGAGAGAAGCTGTAAAAGGCCTAATCAAAGATTTGAAAATTAAATAGGAGATCACAATGTTAGATGCTATCAAACCATTGTTGGATAGTGGCATCATTAACGAAGAAACCCAAACAGCGATTAACGAAGCTTGGGAATCAAAGTTAAATGAAGCTCGTGAGTCTGTTCGCGCTGAATTGCGTGAAGAGTTCGCACAACGCTATACACACGATAAAGCAGTAATGGTTGAAGCTCTAGACAAAATGGTCACTGAATCACTCTCCGCTGAACTCAAAGAGTTCGCCGAAGAGAAACAAGCTCTTGTTGAAGACCGCGTGAAATTTAAACGTCACATGGTTGAATCAGCAGGTAAGTTTAATGACTTTATGGTTACTAAACTTGCTGAAGAGATCAAAGAACTACGTCAAGATAAGAAAGTTCAAAGTGAAGCTATCGCTAAACTTGAAAAATTTGTTATCCATGCACTAGCTGAAGAGATCAAAGAGTTTGACCAAGACAAGCAAGCTGTTGTTGAAACTAAAGTTAAACTTGTTGCAGAAGCTAAAGATAAATTAGCTGAACTACAAGAGGCTTTTGTTAAACGCAGTGCTAAACTTGTTAAGGAAGCAGTGGCAAACAATCTAGGCTCAGAATTAGCTCAACTTAAAGAAGACATTCAAATTGCTCGTGAGAACATGTTTGGACGTCGCCTATTTGAAGCATTTGCTAGTGAATTCGCTGTCACTCATTTAAATGAGAACAAAGAATTAGCTAAACTTCAAGCTGTTATCGATGAAAAAGAAACAATCATCGCTGAAAGCAAGAAAGCAGTTGCTGAAAAAGAAGCACTAGTTGAGTCAAAAGAACGTGA